AATCCAATTGATGATGCGTAGTGTACTACGAGTCTTGGCTCCTGTTGACTATAATCAAACGAACCCCATTGTAAACCAGATTCAGGTTTAAATAAAGACCTAATCTTTGTCCCTAATTCCTTATTTCTTGCAGGAACTTGTTGTAGGTTTGGGTTAGAATAACTCAGTCTACCAGACACTGTACCGCCTCCATCACCTCTTAATTGGTGTATTTCAGCATGGATTCGACCATTATGTTGATATTTAAGTATAGAATCAATAAAAGTTGCATGAAATTTATGTATCTCTCTTGCTTCTCTTATAAATTTTGCAATTGGATGTTCACAGTTTAATAACCAATTAGCTGTAAAACTAGGCTCTTTTGTCTTTTCTGTTAATGGATATTTTATTTTTAATTTATCAAAAGCTTTTGCAATAGATCTTGCTGCGAATATATCTACATCTACACCAGCTTCTTTTTTAATTTTTAAAAGAACTTTTTCTTCACTGGCTACAAATTCTTTTTTAAGTTTTTCAGCTTCTTGTAAGTCTACTCGAACCCCAACAGCTCTCATCTCAATTAAGATAGGAAGTAATTCTGTTTCTGTTTCAAATATATTAGTCAATGATTGTTTAGTAATCTCTGTTTTAAGATATTGCCAAAGCTTTAAAGTTAATGCTGCATCTTGTTCAGCATAAGACCCCACATACTTAGCAGGTAATTTATACAATTCACCTTTAGCATCTATACCCCAATCATCAGCAGCTTGTTTTAATTCAGCTTCTGATTTTGTTTCACCTAACAAATCAAATCCTAATGCATTTAATGAATAAGAAAATCTATTTTCATCTACTAATGCTGCAGCAATCATTGTATCAATAATCCTACCACTTCTGATCCGTATTCCGTGAGCCCTCAGCCATCCTACATCGTACGGTGCATTATGAAATATCTTGTCTCCAGGCCCTGAAACTATATCTTGAACCCAATCTAATACCATTTTAAGATCCATGTTAGATCCATTCTCATGAGCAATTGGATAATAGCCATTAAACCCATCAGCAGCTACAGCAACACCAACAATATTACCATCATTTGTAGGCCATCCAGGCCCTTTGCTTTTGATGTTTGGATCTTTAGTCTCTAAGTCTATCGCTATTTCTTTTGCGTTCTTTAAATCAGGAAAACTAGTGGGTGTTTTCCAGTCTGAACTTTCTCGGTACACCAAGTTTATTTGTTGGCTCATAATATTTTCCTTTTATATTCATTAGCTTCATTTATACTTTTTTGAATTGCGTTTTTAAGTATAAGTGTATAACTATTATTAAACAAAACAAAATCTTTCTCTCTACCCATTTCATAAAATTTAAAATTTATTTTATTTTGAAAGTGAAAGTAGGTACTCCATAAAAAAGGATCTTCTAAATGTTTTTCTAAAAATTCATCATTAAATTTCATATGTTCAATGATTGGAAATTTAGGTATGATGTTTAAAACTCCATTATCATTCCAAATAATATATCTATGATGATTATATCCTCGCCAGGCTACGTTTGTTCCAGCATCTACATCTTTAGATAATTCACATAATGCAGATGGTGTTTCGATATATCCCGCTTTTGCAATTCTTGATATTTCTTTTAAAGCATGAACTGGATTCCATAAATCTTCAATAACATGTCTACAATAAACAAAATCAAATTCATTGTTTTTATAAGGTAAAATTTCTGACGCTACGTCTACAGTTTTATATTTATTAATTCTAGATTTTTCTTCATTAGTCCAACCACAAAATTCTGTAGCTTTGCTAAAAGGTAAAGTTCCAGGGCCAATTTCTAAAACGTTAGCATCTTCTTTAATTAAAGATTCTATATATTCTAAATTTTGTTTAATTGGTATCCAGTATTTATTTTTGTTCATAAATATAATTTTCTTCTATATGTTGGTTCAACTTATTTTTATTACTAAATGCATATAATGCTGCATGATAATCTTCTGGAAATATTTCAAATGTAACATCTTGTGTTCCTTCTAATTGAACATAGATTTCTAAATGAAATGTATGATTATCTACCTTTATTGTTTTTTTTACTTTGTTTGCCATCTTGTAACTTTTTAATTTCTAAATCACAGTAGTGTTTTATTTTTTGTAAATCTTCAATACCATTTTTATCTAAATATCTACAAACGTATTTCACAACGTTGCCTTGAAAAAATGATAAATTATTTTTTGAAATAAATTCGTAGGGTTGAATCGTAAAGTTTTTATAATGATTCCCTCCTATTTGTTTATCTTGCGGGAACAATTCTTCAAACATATTTTTATCAGTCATATTATACTCCACACATTCCTTCACACTCCATATCCATTCCTTCTAACAAGTCACCTTGTTTATCGTCTTTCTTTTTAAAGTCAACTTCATCTAAAGGTTTACCAGATCTGTGTAAAAAATAATTATTTTCTTCAGGCTTACATCCTTTGAAACCTGTTCTAAGTTTTTTATCTAATTGAACTACTTCTTCAAACTCATCAGGTGTTTCAGTTTTAATTCTTAACCATTCTTCATCAGAGTGATACGGGCAAAAAGTACATGCTGATCTTGGCGGTTCTGGAAAATTATTATCCTTCATCCATTTAATACAATCGGCTCTAGACATACCTTTATCAATTAATGGATATTCAAAATCAATATAATGATATTGAGATGTTCTCATTCGTATAGCTTCATCTTTTGATATACCAAATATCTGTTGAACTTTTTTATCTTTTGGAACTCTTTGTTTATATCCAACACCAAGTAATCTTCTAATTTCTTTAGTCACTGGTTCTATTTTATATGTTGCGGTACACATACGTCTTAGTATTCCCTTCTTACCAGTTACCTTGTGTCTAACATACATCGGGACCGTAGATCCTCTAACATATGTCCCTTCATTAGATTTAACCATTCCCTCTTTTAATGACCCAGCAGATACAATGTTTACAGGATAAGATAATTGTTTAGTTAGCCACTCTAACCATTCGTAAACTTTTTTAGGCTCTGATCCCGTGTCAGAAAATAAAGCGTAGTCTACCATAGGTATCTCACCCTTCTCTATCATTAGTGCTAGTGTAGAGCTTTGTACTCCTGCTCCAAGGGATAATATTCTTAAATCAACCGACATGTTTCATTCTCCTTACTTCGTTTAATATTCTAGCTAGTGGAAATGAATATTCATAATGACTTCTTAGAATATGAATATTTTTCTTAGCTCGAGTAACTCCCACATACCAAACTCTAAATTCAGAACTTCTTTCCAAACCTATTTTGTTTTGAATATGAGCTACCCAATTTGTTTTTTCGTATAACACGACATTGTCTGCTTCTCCACCTTTAATTGAATGGATTGTGTCTACTATCATCTCTGAATTTTTAACGATATCCGTACCAGAATCAATAAGTTTTTCAAAATAAAGCTTATCTTTTTCTGCAAAATTACGATTAAATATGTCTATCCAATAATCTTTTTTAGCATCTAGACCACACCATTTAACTAAATAATCATAATCTAACAATTGATCTTTATGTATATTGGCCCAACGTTTAGAGTCTAAAGATCTCCAACCAAATTTAATTTCATTGATATAAGTGTAAACTATTTGAACTTCTTCTTGTGATATACTTTCCCCATCCATCAATCTATTCCATATTTGGATAGCATTCCATTTGTTTAAATCAAATGACTTCCTACCTTTTGAGTCTTGAAAAAATAAACCAATATGTTTTGCTGCATTTCTAAGCTCTTCTACAATTTCATTAGTCCGACCTAACATCATCCATGATCCGTCAGCCGTGAATGGTATGTCTTGTATTCTATTGTAAGTAAATATATTTCCCTCAATGTCTTGTGGTATGAATTGTTTGTGCTTTCGACCTTGAATATAGGTTGCAAGATATTGTGAGTAATCGTGAATAGCTGAAGGTATACGATACGATTTTCTTAATATATAATCTCGACCAGGAAAATTATTAAATTCATTTACATCTGCACCATTCCATTCATAGATCGCCTGGTCATCATCCCCTGCTAAAAATATTTTATCACTAAATTCTGCTAATTTATAAATTAGTTTCCATTGTAACGGAGTTAAATCTTGAGCTTCATCTACAATTAATACTTTTAAATTAGGTGGAGTACCATTTTCTATGTATTCATCAATCATATCAGTAAAGTCTACTCTATGATCTTCTTTAAATTCATTATAAGCATCTATGATTATTTTATATTTCGCATATACCACACGTTTTACCTTTTCATTTTTATATGCATCATCAGGATGAACTAACATATTTCTAGCTTTATCATATACCCGAAGGGACCAATCATTCCAAATAGCTTGGCCATTATGTTTTTCATATCTAATCTTAGGTAAACCCAAAGCTTCTGCAAACTCTACCATGTCTACCTCTGGGTCTATTACAGGTTTAGTTTTAAAGTTTTGCCTACAAAAACTATGTATTGTTCTAAAATTTTTTAAATCTTCATCAGTTAAATCTTTAAATTGTTTTTCTGCTCTGTGTTTAGCTTCGTTCACAGCTTTATTTGTAAAAGATAAGTAAGCAATGTCTGAAGGCATGATACCTCTAGTAAATAATTTATCTAACTTATTTAAAAGAGTTGTAGTCTTCCCTGTCCCTGGAGGGCCATAGATCTTTACTGTTTTATTGTGCAGGCGGTTCATCAAATTCAGCTTTCTTTTTAGTAAAGATGTTATTAGATCTTTCAATAACTGGTTCTATAAACTTTGGACAATACCAAATGTTTTTAGTTTTGATTTTGTCAAAGTATTCTTTTTTGATTGCACCGTTCTTTTTCAAGAAATTAATTAATTCAAACTTCTTAACTGTTTTATTTGTTTTTCTTACAAATCGTTCAAATGTTTTATATTTAAATATAACTTTCTCATCATATAAGAACCACATGTCCGCTTCAATTTGTGATGCATTGTCTGCTTGTTGTGTTTCTTGAGTAAATTGAATCATCATATCTTTAAACTCTTCTTGTGCTTCAGACTCTTCATCATAGCCTTCAATATCTTGTTGCATA